CTTCGATTTTACGTAATTCTTCTCCGCGCGCCTTGTAATTCCTTTGCAGATCCTTCTCCAGTTTGCGACGGTTCTGGTAAACAGCGATAAGGTCTTCTCTAAACCTTTTTTCAAACTCTTTATTTTGGTCGGCGGAAACAAACACACCAATTAGGGCATAGCCCAAATCTTTTAATTTCATAATCTCCCCCTCCCAGAGGTTGCTACAAACAACATCAGCCCCCACGAAGTCCATGACTCTCATGAGGGCGATTGCGTGACATCCTAAATGGCCGTCTAGGGCATCGCTACACTGCCGTATGACAAGATACTTTGTAGGCAGACCCCACTATCTCTCTTGTTGTTATTGGGCAGGCAGAAATTGGTACAAAGGTTATTTCGACACTTGGCTTACGCGATACTCAGTGATTGCCGTCACTGCGAAATCTACGATAGTGTCGTAATCTTGGGGCTCGCAATTGAGATCCGAACTCTCCCAGATTTGGTACAACGCAGCTTGTGCTGCAGAGATGTCACAGAGAGCAGTGAATGTTTCATCGCTGCTCTTCTGTGCCTTTTTCAGACGAGAGGTCAAGAGGCGGTTTCGAACCCGCATCTGATCCAGTTCGTATGTGTCGTCTTCGTGTCTACTCATCCTTCTCCTCCCAGAGAATTGTCGTTACGCTACGACGGTGACGTTCACTTCTGCGTAAATCTTGTTCAGAGGCAGACCGTGCATCGGGTTCCCTGACTGTGCGCCAGTTGTGCCAGATGTGTTGTTGAACGTTGGGAACGAAACTTCTACCACTGTTCCACCTTCTGCTGTAGCTGTGATCAAGCCATCGGCTGATACAGTTGCTACTGCAGTGGTCGCTGTAGCCGAGGGGATCGGCCCAGTTGCGAACTGAGGGTTGTAGTTCTTGGTTCCGTCAATGAAGTACGTCAGGTTGTTTGTTGTCTCCTGAAGAGTTGCAGTTGCGGCGTGCGTTTCAGCCACTGCAGCGGCGTTCTCAACCGTGATGGTTGTGGTACCGTTGTTTGCAGTGATGATGAACGTTCCGTTGTTCACGGTGTGGGTTACGAAGCCCGCGATAACCACTGTCTCACCGACCAATGAGTTCGCTGTTGCTACGATTGTTCCCGTGTACACCGCTGTGTTTCCGCTTGAAGAAGCTGCGGCAGTCAGAACGTACGCAGTGCCTGGATCGACGGGGGTGTTGGCCACGTCAACGATCTCAGGGTTCAACTGGAATGAGGTTGCAAAGCCTGTGCCTGTCAGAGACAGGGTCACGTCGTTGTAGCCAGGGACGAACTGCTTGCCCGAAGGCGCGCTTCCGTTACCTGCTACATTGATCTTGGCTGCTACGCCGATACCAGTTGTAGGTGCTGGGAAAGACATGTTTTGTTGTTTCCTTTCTGGATTCGGGTATTAGCCGATGTACTCAGTGCGAAGCTTTGCACTGTATGTTGTAGTAGCGTATGCGGTACCAGTGAAGGTGATCGTTCCGCCTGCCTTAACGTTGATAACAGTTTCACCCTCAACCAGTGTTCCTGATGCTGACGATGTTCCGCCAGTCAATAGAACCTTGCTCTGAGCTACTGCTGAATCAGCGTCTGTGTAGGTCACAGTGATTGTAGGCATAGTACCTGAAGTGGCTACTGTAGAAACTACGAGACCGCTTACGCGATATAGTCCAGTCACAGGGACAGTCACAACATGTGTGGTTAGCTCGGCTGTGATTGCGAGCTGGTTGTTCACATCGAATGCGCTGTTTGCAGGACGCCAGCCACTCTTACCGTTATTGAACCACTGAGCACCGGTGTTCGTGTCAAATGCTTCTGTAACAGTAGAAGATGCTGCTGAGAACGGAACGCCACTGGCGTAGCCGCTGAATGGGTTTAGAGACATGTTTTGTTCAAGATCCTTTCTTGGTAAACACGAAAAAGGGGAGGCTGACTCGCCGCCAACTCTCCCCTATTCCTATTAGCTGATTGCCGAAGCCGCGTCGATCTGACGGAGACGGATCGTTGTGTCAGGACCCAGAGAGGTCGTGAAGTGAACACGGTACGCTGTCCAGCCAGGGATCAGACCTTCGGGATCGCTCACCGATGGCTCAACGTTCTGACGGATAGTGCACTTGATGTTCTGCCATTCTCCCTCACCGAAGTCGGTGTCGCCCTGTGCTCCAAGCTTGATGCTGTAGATGCCATCGCGCCCGAAGATGTAGGTACGCAGAGCAGTCAAGCCAGTCACACCCTTGTAGTTAGTGGTCTGAGTAACCTGATTGGTCTGGAAGAAGTGCACGCCTGATCCAGGCAACTCGATCATTTCTGTCAAGTCGGTGCTGATCAGGTCTTCCATCTTGGCCTGCCCCACTGGGGTGTGCTTCAAGATGTCGATAGGGCTGTTGTTCGATACGTCGCTCAACACGTCGCCAAGGGCGAATGGGTGGATGACGCCAGCAAATGACTTGCTTGCTTCGTCGAACGGACGAACGCTGCGACCTGCCAGAGCCTGGACGCTGTTACGGATTGCGTTCAGTGACAGAGTCGTGAACGAAGTCGTAGAAGCTGCTGCAAGCTGAGTCAGAACGCTTGGGTCTACGCCGTTTGCGCCGTCTGCAGTTGTACGAACCAAGCTTGACAGTGACTGTCCAAGACGGTACGCCATTTCGCGAGCGACGTTCTCAACTGTGTTGTCGATGGCTGTTGCCAGTGACAGAGATGAGAAGTTTGCGTAGTCAGCATACTCACCGATTGTTGCCACGGTGTTGAGAACGCTGATTGAGATGCTGCTGCCCACTGTACCTTCGGCGGTCTGCGCAGTGTTCGGCGCGAACGGAACGTACATGAACATTTCGTACTGGTTACCCGACTTCATGGGTAGGTCAAGACGCTCTGAGCAAGCAACGAAAGGCGTTTGTGCCTTCAGGTTGTCGCGGAACTTCTTGTCATAGAACTTGACTGTAGACTGGGGCAGGTTAGACTGCAGATTGCCCGCTGGGGAAAAACTCATGGTGATTATCTCCTTGTGAACGCAGAGATACTCCTTCTCCTCCCAGAGAAATACATGCGTGTTTCAGTGCCATAATGCGCATCAGTCGCCATGAGTAATCCGACTCACTTAAACTGCGCCGACAAGGTCTTCGTCAGCGTTTCCCTCAGCACATAACTTGGTGACTCTCTTCGTAATCCAACGCGAGCGGTCAATAACTAAAAATTGTAAGTGGTCCTGGTTTGAGGCCAAGACCACGTTAGGCTGTTACACCTAAGCTTTTATCCATCCTCAGACCGTGCTTACCTGGGCCATAAAGGTTGGGTTCAAATTTTGTAACTCTGTACCCCAAATCGAAGTACAGCTTTTGGGAAGGATTTTCCACCTTCACCTGGAGCCACACGGAGTCGCATGCCTGCTTCTCGTAGTGATTCTCAAAAACTTTTATCAACTCTGTAGCATAGCCACGCTTGCGCGCGCTTTCTGCCACTGCGACCTGTGAGAGATACGCGTTACCGTCGCGACATTCTGCCAGGAGGTACCCGACCACATCTACGTTAGGCATCTCAGCTACCCACACGTAGTCGCTCGTGAACAGATGATCCTTGAGCAAACGCTCAGTGAACTCTGGTCCGAACGACTCTCGGTAGATTCTGAAAACCCCGTAGTAGTCAGGCGAGCTATATGCTCGGACTCTCATCGCTGATTAGGGTTGATCTTTCGGCTAGAAAGAAGCTTGTCAACCTTCTCCTTGAAGCCACCTTCCTGCTTGAAGCGACGCTCGTACTCGTCTGGCGGCATGGCGTCTAGCGCCTTGAGGCCAACGAATGTGCGTGAAGGATTTGTCAAGCGTCCTTTTGAGTCGTATATTGCAGGAGTCGTGTACGTTATATCCGAACCTGGAATAGCCGCTGGAGGCGTTGCTGACGATGTGTTGTTATTCGTCAACGAAGTCGATACACGCCGCACCGGAGGTGCTGATACGCTCGGATCGTAGTTTACGATCTCGACAGGCTCAACTTTGATCTCTCCCCCGAACTCATTGACGTTGTCATAGTTCGGCAAGTCTGCAGGAATGGTCGGCGTCACGGTCGCGGGCAGTTCAACAGGTGCTACGAAGGCTGCGGGATTGGCTCCCTTTCCAGGGATTGTTCCGCCGCCTGTAAGAAGGATGTCTGCTGCTGACAAACGCTTGAAAGCCATCGTGAAGTTTTCTTCGATAGGCTCAAGGTTGAAGCGTTCCATCCAGTTGTAAATTGTGTTCCAGTTCTCAGTGCAGATGTAGTAGTCCTGGTTGTTCATCAGGAACTTGTCTACTTCGATGCGGATCTTGTTGTCAATTGCCGCCTGCTGCGAAGTCTTGATAGCTTCGCGGATCTGCGCCGGATCTGCTCCGAACGTCGCGCGCGCCAAGCGCTCGAAAGCTGCTTGTGCCTTGGTAGGATCTCCCTGCCACTGCGTGACTTCAATCAACTCGTCCGCCGATAGAGACTTAGGTGTAAATTCGACTGGCTGCGTAAAACGCGGTGCCGTCTCTGGAATCTCTTCGGGCTCGAACTGGCCCGTCTTGTTTCTGCGGTTTGCTTCACGCAGTTTGCGCTGCATGCGCACGTTGTTCTCTTGCAGCTTCTGAATCAGTTCAGCGGTGTCACCAGGAAACTTTGGTGTGTACTTGATAACCTGTGGACCACCCATGGCCAAACCGTTGTCGTCAGTTGGCTGATATTCGTAACGCTGCTCTTCCAATACTGCTGGTGTCTCTAAAGTGTCGGTCATTCTGTCCCCTCCTCAAAGGCCAGTTTCTTCGAAATCAAAGTAGCTCACTAATTTGTCAACGTCGGTTGTGAAGTCCATGTCCAGTTCACTTCCGGGATCTGGGTTGATTGGGTCCTGTCCTGCTTCCTCAGCAGTGATGTATACTTGCACGTAAAGGTTCACACGGTCCACCATGTTTTGGTAGATCTCCGTGGCAACCTG